TCCGCGTTCGCGCGGTGCGCTCCGGTCAGTAACTCGGCTTTTGATTCTTTCGCCAGGGGATCTCAATGACTTCACTCGCCACCGAATTCCGCAAGCTGATCGCGGAGCGCATCCACACCGCCTCCGCGGCCGAAGTATTCGCGATCGCTCACACGCTCTGCGCCGCGAACGAGACGCCGGTCGTTCGTGCAGCTCCGGCGCCGCAGATCGACGAGCGCTTCACGCGGCTCGGGAAGGACGGCCGGCCGACGATGGACGCGCAGGACGATTGGGTCGCCGTCTATGACTCGAAAACGAACCTGACCTGGACGCGTCGAGTACTCGACTGCGGCGCGAAACCATGGGCCGATGCGTTGAAAGCCGCGTCCCAGGTCAGGCTCTTCGGCAAGGACGACTGGCGCGCGCCGACGATCGAAGAGCAGCTCTCGATCATCGATTACACGCGTTGCGATCCGGCGGTCGACACGAGCTTCTTCGACGGCGACGCCGGCTGGTGTTGGACGTCGACGCCTGCGGCATCCCCCGCGGGCTACGCGTGGGGCGTCAACCTGGACTTCGGCGATTCCCTCCGCGGCTACCAGGCGGACGACAACCTCGTTCGCGCGGTGCGCTCCGGTCAGCAGCTAGGCCTATCGGTCTAGGCCGATGCGCTCGCAGCTGCCGCCCATCGTGAAGAGCGCCGCGCGCGTGACGGCGGTGATCGAGGAAGCCGTTTCGCGGTTTCCCCGGCGCCACCGTTACACCGCCGGCGCCGATCTTCGCCAGGCGGCGCGCGATGTCAATCGGCGGGCGCATTACGCCTGGCGCGATCGGAAGGCGCAGCTGCAGCGCGTCCGCGAGCTCGTGCTCGCGGTCGACGACCTCAAGCTCGAGCTGCAGTTGGCCAAGGACATCAACGCGTTCGTGAGCTTCGCGCAGTTCGAGGCGATCGCGGAGCTCGTCAGTTCTCTCGGCAGGCAGGTAGGGGGATGGCTGAAGGCGCTGCGGAGCTCGGGCCAGAATGTACGTGACCCTGATCACGTACAGCGTGCCCCGATACTGAGTTCCCTTTCGGCCTCGCAAGAGGCAAATCCGTGACGACGCAGTGCTACCGACAAGGATGTGCTGAAGGGTCCCAACTGGAAGGGATAGCGCTGGCCCCCGCGGGCTACGCGTGGAACGTCAACCTGAACAACGGCAATTCCAACCGCAACAACCAGACGAACGACAACCACGTTCGCGCGGTGCGCTCCGGTGAGTGTCGCTTCGCGGCGTCCTTCCGCGACCTCTACTCTGCCTGGCGGGAGGCCCGGCGCGGCAAGAAGCCGAGCCAGGAACAGCTCGCCTTCGATGCCCGCTGGATCGACCGGCTGCTCGAGATCCGCGACCGGCTGAATGATCTGAGCTGGCGGCCGAGCGCGCCGACCTGCTTCATCGCGACGGCGCCGAAGGCCCGGGAGATCCACGCGCCGGCGTTCGCGGACCGCGTGGTGCATCACTACCTGGTGCCGCGTCTCGAGGCGATCTTCGAGCCGATGTTCATCCACGACAGCTACTCGAACCGTAAGGGCAAAGGCACGCACGCGGCGGTCGATCGGCTGCGCGACTTCGTGCGCGAGGTCGCGAGCGGCCAGGGCGGCGGCTTCTACCTGCAGCTCGACGTCCGCAACTTCTTCAACTCCATCCACCGGCCGACGCTATACCGGCTGCTGAAAGCACAGATGGAGCGGGCAGGCCTCGCGCTGCCGATCCGTCGTGCCGTGCATTCGCTGCTCGCGCACTCTACCGACAAGACGGGCGTCATTTACGCCTGCACCGAGGCCGAGCGCGCTGCCGTGCCGCCGCACAAGCGGCTCGAGAATTCGGCGCCCGGCTGCGGCATCGCGATAGGGAATCTCTCGAGCCAGTTCTTCGCGAACGTCTACCTCGACCGGCTCGACCAGTTCGTGAAGCACACGCTCAAGGCTCAGCGCTACCTACGGTACGTCGACGACCTGGTCCTTGTGCACCGCGACCGCGAGCAGCTCGAGGGGTGGCAGCGGCGGATCGCGGCCTTCCTGCACTACGAGCTCCGCCTCGAGCTCAAGCCGGACGCGAAGCTGCGGCAGCTCCGTTCCGGCATCGACTTCCTCGGCTACGTCGTCTTCCCGACACACGCAGTCGTCCGCAGGCGGGTCGTCGCGCACGCCCGGTCGAAGCTGGCCGCGTGGGAACGGCGGCACGTCCGCGCCGGCGAGATCTCGAACCGGCGCGGCGCGCTCGACGAGCTCCGGTCTACCTGGTCGAGCTACGCCGGCCACTTCTCACACGCGAGCAGCTACCGGCTGCGGTGCCGGCTGTTCGATCGATTCAGGTGGCTCGCGAAGGCGCTGCCGCGATGAGCCCCGCGTACCTCAGCGTCGGGCAAGCCGCTGAATTGCTTGGGTGCAGCGCCGATACGGTGCGCGCCTGGGCGCGCCGCGGTATCGTGCCGGGCGCGAAGTTGGGGAAGCTCTGGCGTTTCGACGCCGAGGCGCTTCGCGACGCGATCAAATCGAAGACCGCGGAGAAGAACGAACCATGCCGCTCTACCGACGAGCTCGGAGTCCCTACTGGTGGGTCCGCTTCTCGATCGGCGGCCGCCGCGTTCGCGAGTCTACCGGCACCAAAGACCGCGAGGCGGCGGAGCAGTACGAGACCGTCGCTCGTGCTCGTGCATGGCGGGAAACGCGCTTAGGCCAGGCGACGCACGCCTGGAAGGACGCGGCTGCGCGGTGGGAGACCGAGACAGCGACGAAGCGCTCGGCCGACAAGGATCGGCAGATGCTGGCCTGGTTCGCGAAGAACGAGAAGTTCGCGAGCCTCGACGTCGCCGAGATCTCGCCCGATGTGATCGCGGCCGCGCGCGCGAAGCTCGCCGAGGGGCTCAGCGAGAACACGGTCAACAAGTACCTCGCGCTCGTGCGCGCAATCCTGCGCAAGGCCTCGAGCGAGTGGGGATGGCTCGCGGCCGCGCCGAAGGTGCCGATGTTCCGGATCCGGCCGCCGGACCCGCGCTTCCTGACGCGCGCGCAGTTCGGGAAGCTGATCCGGCACCTGCCGACGCACACCGCCGACATGGCGAAGTTCGCGGTGCTGACCGGGCTACGGCGATCGAACATCACCGGGTTGACCTGGGACCGCGTCGACCTCAAGCGCGGGACCGCGTTCGTGCCGGCGAGCCAGGCGAAGGGTGCGAAGGCGATCGCCGTGCCGCTGAGCGCCGAGGCGGTGCGCGTGCTGAAACGCTGGAAGGGAAAGCACGAGACGAGGGTCTTCGTGTTTCAAGGGGAACCAGTCCACCAGGTCGCGACGAAAGCCTGGCGGAAGGCGGTCAAGGCGGCGGGGCTCGAGGAGGGCTTCCGGTTCCACGACCTGAGACACACCTGGGCGAGCTGGCAGGTGCAGGCGGAGACACCGTTGTCGGTGGTCCAGGAACTCGGCGGCTGGTCATCGTTCGAGATGGTGCGGCGCTACGCGCACCTGAGCCCGGCGCACCTCAAGAAGTACGCCGGGAGGGTCAAACTTGGCACACTGGCGGGGCACACTCGAAGGCACAAGGAGAAGCGCGGTGCTTAAGTCATTGATTAAATGGTGGCTAGGGGGGGAGTCGAACCCCCGACCCCGGGGTTATGAATCCGGGATACGCATAGAGACGCGTGAATCGAACCCGGTAAAACCCGGGTTTCGGCGGGGGATCAATGGGGCTGTGGCCGCTTACGGGCCGTTCTGGCGGCCTCTAATCGGCTCCGGTGGTACGAAAAGGGCACACTGCGGCCGCCTAGCGGCTGCCTTGGCGCTCGGCGCGTTGGCCACTGGCTGCGCTACCTGTCGCGAGCATCCCGTCGCGTGCGCGGCATCAGTGGTAGTCGTCGGAGTGATCGCCGCCCACGAGATCGATCAGCGACGGGGCAACCGGCAGGCGATCCAGCACCCGAATTGCTGGCCGAACTGCCCGGTCATGTAATGCCGCGGGACCCGTTCAACCTGCCGCTGCAGCTGCCGATGCTGCCCTACCACACCCGGGCGTGGAACCAGGAGCACGCCGATCGGCACGTCGCGCTCCTCAATGCGGCGCGGGAGCGATTCGCTCGCGGACCCAATCCGACAGCTCCTTCTGCCGGGCCGAGCACACCGCGTACGCCCGAACGTCCTGTTCGTGACACGCCTGAATCGCTTCTGCCTTGGCCTCTAGAGTTCGGCTAGCGAGGTCCGCCGGGAGCTGGCAGAGGATCGGCTGGCAGGCTTGCGTGAGCGTCTCCGGCTCCCGGTCGAGGTGCTCCTGGCAGACTCCACGCGGCGGCGTTCCAGCGCAGGCCGAAATTGCCAGACAGATCAGCGCAGCCGTGAGCGTCGACGACGACCTGCGGCAGCTTCCCGAATTGATCCTGGACACGTTGCAGGCCTCCGTTCACGGCGTTGAGGAAGTCGAGAGTGCGGCCGCGCGCCGCATCGTCCGCGGCCGCGCGCGCCTGTAGCGCCGCGTTCGCCTTATCCAACGCCTGCGCATCGGCCGCGAGCTCGGACTTGTGGATCGATCCGGCCTCGTCGTAGCGGCCCTTCGCGTAGGAGCCGCCGAGCGCCAGCCCGAGGACGAGCAGCAGGACGCCGTAGATCTCGAGGCGGGTCACGTTAGAAGCTCCCTTTCCGAACACCCGTCAACAGGTCGTCGACGACAGCGCTCTCGGTCCCGGGCCAGTGCGTGATGCGCGCGAAACCGTCCGCGTTCGGCTGATCGATGCCCGGCACTGGCGGCGAGAAGTAGGCGCCCGAGGCCTTCAGGCGCTTGACGAAATCGCGCGTGATGCAGTCCGGGCAGCTCGGCTGCCCGCAGCCTTCGACTGTGCCGCCGTCCTTGATCTCGCGCTGGCAGCCGTGGCCACCGACCGCCTGGATCTCGACTCGGAAAGTACCCATGAATTTCTCCAGTAATTACCCAGAAAGAAGGGGGTTATTTGTCAGTTCACGTCGCCTTGCCGACGCTCGCGAACAACGGGGAGGCCCACGGCGCCCATTTCCCGGTGGCGAGTTTTAAGCCGAGGTACACAAGCGGCTGGAAGATCGCGACCACGACCTCTAGCGGCACGGTGAGGTGGTTGGACAGGTAATGAGCCGCAGAGAACGTCGCGAACACCGCGCATACCCTGACGAGGTATCCGTGGGCATCGCCCTTCACGACGAGCGACAGCGGCCACTTGACCCCCTGCCCGACAGCAATGCCGGCAGCCCACGCAATCAGGATCGTGAGCGTCGGCCCCATCACAAGAAGCGCCGTATCGGTGGCGCCGAATGAATTGAGGATCTTGTTGACGACTGCCATCGTTTCCATGTCAGCTCCTAGTGATCGTCAGCGTGTGGCCAGCGCTGTTCGCGCCGAGCAGCGCGAGCAGATCCGCGATCGCGTCCTTGCTCGACTCGACCGCGGGCTCGACCTTGCCGGTCGCAGGGTCGAGCATCGGCAGGCCGTTGAGGCCGAGCGCGATGCAGCCGAGCAGTTGTGGCGCCCAGTTGGCGCTGTGGATCTCGCACCTTGAGCGGGTCCCGTGCCTGCCGTCTGCCGTGACGCCGAGCGATGGATTCTCAAGACACCATGTCCACGCCTGGTGCTTCGGCGAGAAGTACGGGATCAGGTCGTAGGTCCCCGCGGGCACGCACGACTGGTCTGCGGCGTTATTCCGCCACGGCAGCTCGAGCGTGTAGAGCGAGAGCTCGGCAGCCAGCATCGTCCCGGTCGTCGCGACGTCCCCGGGATGGGTGGTCATCAGCAGCTGCACGGACGGTCACCTCAGCTGCAAGGCGGCCGTGAAAGCTGCTGACCGCTATTGAGCCTCTGGTAGCGAAGCTCGAGGTCGTCCAGATGGAGCTGCTCGGAGTAGCGGAGCTGGACTGGCAGCCGGCCGCAAAGAATCTCCGAGACGATGCGTATCTCGCCGGCGAGCTGCAGTTTCAGGATCTCGTTGAGCTGCTCGCTATGCAGCGCGAGCTGCTGCTTGACGGACGCGAGGTCATCGGCTTTCGCCCACGGCCCCGGCAGCATCGGTGCGAAGCGATCGCAGACGTAAGCGATCCACAGGCCGGCGACGATGACGGCACAGAGGAACACGATTCGCAGCGAGCGCGTGTCCTTCGAACCGAGAAAGCGCGTGACCAGGCTGACGGCCGTGTCGACGGTCTCCGGCACGATGCTACTTCCCCGCCTTCGCGAGCTCTGCCCGCGCCTTCGCGACTTCTTCCTGGATCGCGGCCGCGACCTTCGAGGCCTCGGCGCGGTCCTTCCACCACCAGATGACGCCGGCGCCTGCGATCAGGCCGAATCCCAAGCCATAGAAAAATGCGTGCATCTCACGCTCCTCGATTGAGCTGGAAAGTGAACCCGCACCAGAGCTGGCGCAGGTCCCGCGTATCGAATCCGTCCTCGTCGGCCGGCACGAGCGTCCAGCCGATCCGCAGCTGCAGCGCGCCGCGGCGCAGGAGCCAAAGGCCTGCGTATGGCCCCTGCCACGCGAGCGACCAGAACCAACCGCCGCCCGCCGGCAGAGGCTCATAGAGGTTTCGGTTATTGCCGATCGAGTGCACGCGCGCCGGCTTGACCGTGAAGCCGAAGCCCCGCGTGAAGCGCAGGTTCGAGACCTTGTTCCGCCAGGCGCACCAGACGAACGCGCGCCAGCGGTCCGACTTGCCCATCAGGTACGGCTGGCCGTTGACCATCGGCGGTGGGATCACGCCATCCTCGAGGTTCGACCAGAGCCAGGCCCATGGCGGCGCCCAGCGGAAGACCGCGCGGCCGTTCGCGCCGGGCGCGAGCGTCCAGTCACGGCGCCATGCGAGATAGCCGACGATCGGCAGGCCGAGGATCGAGAGCACTAGCGACAGCGCGATCATCAGCGGCCAGAGCGCGATCCGGATGATCCACATCATGCGAGCGCCCTCCGCGCAGTCGCGATCTGATCGTCGATCGACTTGATCCGCGCAAGCGCGGCCGGGTCGCCGAGCAGGTGCTCGCGGATCGCGCGCGCCTGCGATCGCTCGAGCTGCTCGATCGATGCGAGCGCCGCTGCGTGCGCGGCAACCCGCGCCGCCATCGCCGCGGTCAGTTGCCAGCGCTTCGTGTCGGCGTTCCACTCATAGTCAGGCGAAGGCTGCGGCGGCTGCCATTCGACGACATCGCCTGTAGCGAGGTCCACGCGCTTCGATAGCGAATCGTGCGCGCCGTCGACAAAGGCGCTGCCCTCAGGCGTGTGCAGCTTCACCGATGCTAGATGCGCTGCATCGTCCCCGATGTCGGTGCCGTAGGTGCGACCGGTGAGCAGGCCAGTCGCTGTGTCGTAGAAGCTAACTATCCGCATGGCTCAGCGCTTGATCGCTTCGGTCTTGAAGATCCAGTTATTGATCGTGTAGCTGGTCGTTCCGAAGTTGTAGACGCCGATCGTGCTGAAGTAATAGGTCTGCGTCGTGTTCGCAGGGAGCGCGAACACAGCCTCGTTCGAGAACGCGACGGACTGCCGCAGATTTGCCGCCTGTGAGTTCTGATCGAAGATGCGAAACGTATTCAGGCCTGCCAGCGTCCCGGTGCCGCCCCAGATAAACGGCGAGTCGGCATTCACACCGGTCGTGAAGGTGCACCAGCCGGAGGCGGTGACGACTACCGTGCACGCATAGGGGAACGGCCCGACAGTCAGTGAAGCGACGGTCGTAGAGCCCAGGTTGCTGCCAGCTGTGCCGGTCCCCGTCGTGCTCTGCACGGTCGTCGCGGAATTCAGCAGCAGCTGCGGCGTGTCGATCCCGCCGACCACTGTCGGGATCGTGTACGTATACGCCGGGAGCCCCGCGAGCGACTCGAGACCGCCGCCCCAGATATTGAAGCTCTGGAACTTGAAGTTGACCGTCGCGCCGAACAGCCCAGCATCGAGCGGCATCTTGAAGACGTTGCCGTCGAGCCGTACGAAAGCCGAGCCGCTCGAGTGCGCGCCGATCGTCGAGCCGTACTGCCCGCGGCGCATGTACTTCGTGCCGCCGGACAGACCGGTCGACGTGAAGGTATAAGCGCCAGGCGCGGTCAGCGTGCAGTACTCGAACGAGACGATCTCGGTGTCGACCAGCGCCAGCAGCCGCATGTTGTCGGCGTCGCCGGCCGAGCCGCCCGAGAGCTGCAGCGCCGTATTGTTGAGCGTGATCGAAAGCGTGTTCGTCGTGTCGGGATCGGAGCCCGATGCGAAGTTCGCCGAGAGCGTGCCATAGCGCGCCGGGCTCGTGATCACGCCGACCTGGGCGTAGATCGTGCCGCCATCGAGCGACATCCAGACGTTGCAGCCGCCCCAGAGCACCGAGGCACTCGGGCCGCTGACCGCGATCCAGAATTCGTAGCCGCCGTTCGAGCCCACCAGCATCGGCGGTGCGGCGAGCACCTTAGGCGTCTGCACCGAGCCTGGCGCCTGCGCATAGTTCGGCACGAAGCCACCGCTCGCCTGCGCGCCGTACTGCGGCGCCGTGCCGGGCCCGATCGGGAGCTCCTCGACCGTGAACTTGATCTCGTCGGTCGAGTCGTCGCCTTCCTCCATCTTGAGGATCCGGACGAGCGTGTTCACGAGGCCGAGCGTCGGATCGACGAGCGCGAGGATGTCCATAGGCTCGGGCAGGCAGTAGTCCGGCGTCGCCTTGAATTCGAACTGGTTCGGATAGTAGAGCGCCTTGTTCTTCTCGAACTCGGCGACCTGGCGCGCCACCGAGAGCTGCGTCACCGCATCGAGCTTCAGCGTCTGCGCGACCCGTTCGCCGTTCGCCGCGATGTCGGCGTCGTCCTTTGCCTCCGCCGGCGCGGTGTTGTAGCTGTTCGAGCGATCGAGGAACTCGGCCCGGATGACGTTGAAGAGATCGCTCGATGGCTTCGCGACCAGGACGACTGGATCCTCGTCCGGCGCCGCTACGAAGCCCGAATCGCTGATCGTGTAGATCGGCGTCGTGATCGCACCGCCAGCGCCATTGCCCGGCGTGAAGCTCGCGCCGTTCCCGGACACCGCGACGTCGGCGCGCGGGATGATCTTCGCGACGCCGGCGGCGGACCAGACCCACTCGCTGTTTGTGATCTTGAGGATGTCGGCGAGGAAGTCCTTCGCCGGCCGCTGACTGGTCTCGATCGGCGAGATCGTGAGGCCGAGCGCCTTGCAGTACTGCTGGAAGCTGTTCGCGCCGGTGAGCGATGCGAGGTAGTTGAAGCCGCAGCCGTAGTTCGCGTCGGTGCAGTAGCCGTTGACGACGTTGTAGGGTTCCGCATCGCCGCCGAGCGTCACATCGGTGAAGAAGCCCTGGATCTCCCACGAGTAGTTCGCGAGGCCTGCGGAGCTCCCGAGTCCGACCGACGCGTTCGCGACGTAGGCGGTGTGATCGAACGGGTCGGCCTGCGCCGGGAAGTTGGTCGTCAGGTAGGACCAGGCCGCCTGCCCGCCGGCGCCGGTGAAGAGCGTGAAGCCGAGGTTCGCGACCGTCTGCAGCGACTTGTCGACCCACACCTGGCCGATGCCGGTGATCGGGCCTTCGCACAGCCCGAGCGCGACCGCGGCGCTGTAGGTGTAGCTCGTGTTGCCGCTACCGCCGCCACCGCCCTTCCCGCCCGCGCTCTGCGTGTGCGGCGTTGCCGTGAAGCTGCCGTACCAGATCAGCGTGCCAGCGAGCCGGTTCTTGCCAAAGACCAGCGGGACCGGGCCGCCGTACGCCGAGCGCTGCAGCTGGATCGCGTTGTAGCGCTTCTCGGTCTGCGCCTGCGCATGGCCGCCGCCGCTCACGGCTTCAGCCGCCAGTAGCTATCGAGCCGATGCTCGAGCGACCGGCGCTCGACGAGCTCGACCATTCCGACCGGCCGGTAGGAATGGATCATATAGGTCTCGTCGACGATGATCGCGCCGTGCGCCGCGTGTCGGCCGAAGTTGTACATCGCGACGTCGCCGCGATGGCCCTCCTCGACCCGCTCGGCGTACTGGAGGACCCAGCCGAGATAGCGCGCCTCTTCGCGGTGCAGGAACCACTGCTCCGGATACGGCCGTGGGTCGACGCCGATCGCGACGCCGGCCGCGATCTGGTAGACGCGCAGCAGGATCATCGCGCAGTCGACGCCGACGCCCTTGACGTCGCCCATGTGGTGGTACGGCGTCTTCAGCCAGGTCATCGCCTCGGCGACGATCCGGTCGGCGAGCTCAGGGGCTATACGGTCGGCCATAGCCGCCCCCGGTCGTCGAGCCGGCGACGTTGCCGGCCTGGCCGCCGCGCGCCGGCGCCGGCGGGTTATAGGTGCCCCCGTCGTAGAGCGTCTCGGGCGTCGGCACGAAGCGATAGCCGCGGTAGTGCGCGGTGTTCGAGAACTTGGCCGAGCAGGTCGCCTGCTGCTTGTCGCAGCCCGGGAGGATCGTGAACGTGTCGCCCGGCGCCGGCGCCGACTGGAACGGCTTCACCGTCGTCACGGTGCCGCTCGCATGTGCATACGCCTGCACTGCGTACGAGAGGCCATTGTTCGCGCCCGACGTGAAGGTCAGCACGCCGAGCGCGAAGTAGCCGTCGGCCTGCGTGAGGCCGCTCGTGATCGAGTTGCCAGAAGGCGCGGTCGCGACCGATCCGGAGACGCGGAATGTCGCCTTGGCAAGCGTGCAGCCGGCGTCGTATAGCGTGTGCACGCAGCCGGCCTGGAACAGGTTGCGCGGCATCTGCTGGTTCAGGATCGCGGTGTAGGCCTCGATCGTCAGCAGCGCCGCCATGCGCCCGACCTTCCAGGTCGAGACGCGACCCGGGAAGAACGGCACCGCGCCGAGGCTCGTGTCGAGCGGCGAGCCCATGAAGACTCGCGAGAAGATGAAGTCGGCGTTGCGGAAGAGGCCGTTGCGCACGGCCTGCAGGAGCGAACCACCGCCGATAGTGGGAACGTTCGGGCTGTCCCACTTTGGCGCGAGCGTCATCTCCAGCGTCGGGACCGTGATCCCGACTTCCTGCGTGAAGCTGCCGCGTTTGATCACGAGGCCGGTGTTGTAGAGATTGCCTCCGACCGTCAGCGGCTGGCCATAACTGGTCCAGTAGTAGACCGCGCCGCCCTGCAGCGTGAACTGAAAGATCTCGGCCCGGTAATACTGCCGGCTCGCGATCAGCGCTAGGATCGCTCCGTTCGTCGTCTTCATACGAATTCAGATTCGAATTCGATCTGCGTATTTGAAGACGCGTCCCACATGCGGTTCGCGAACTCGGCAAGATCGAGCGGCTCGTCCGACGTGAAACGTGCGCGATAAAAGAACGAGCCGGTCCAGCTGAGCGTCGCGTTCACCGCCGGCGCCGCGGTGAAGCTCACAACGCCGTTCGCGCCGATCGTGTAGTCAGTCGCCGAGACGGTTGCGGTCGTCGTCGGCAGATACATAGTCGGGTTGCTCCCGACCTCGAGCTGTAGGCCCCAAGCCGTGATGCCGTTCGCAACGTTGCCGGCGTAGCCCAGAAGGCCGTCGGTAGTCGTCGGCCCGATGTACGCCGAAATCGAGGTTGCCGCGCTCGCTTTGTTCGCAGTGACGGTGACCCGGTAAAAATTATTGCGCGCGACCGTGATGGTCGCCCGCACATTGCGCCACGTCGAGCCGGTCTGAACGGTGCCGACCGAGCCGAAGCCGGACAGATTGAACCAGACCGTTACGTTGCTCGTGGCATCGAATAGCTCGAGCCAGCAGAGCGTGCGGCTCAGGTTTGCTTCGACATACGCCGTGAACGAGATGTCTTCATTCGCCGCCGGCACCGTGACGGTTTGGTGCACCGAATGGAAGGTGTTCGTCACCGTCTCTTTGATCGTGCAGGCGGTGTTCGTGTTGTCCGGCGCGACGCTGACTGCGTTCGTCGGCGTGCTCGCATCGGGCGACCACGTCGTCCCGAGCGTCTGAGACTGGAGCAGCAGATTCGTGCGCAGGGTCGGCGACATCAGCTCGGGGAGCGAGAACCTGGTCACGTAGATCGCCGGGCCGCCATCCAGGTTCTGGACGATGTCGGGCTTACCGCCGGATCCGAGCGAGACGCCGTCGGTGGAATATTGCGCCACGAGCTGCGCGGTCGTCGTCGAGCCGTCACCGGTGAAAAAGGCCTGCTGCGTGACGGTATTGAAATCGGGGTCAAGCCAGAGAAACGTATCGCCCTGGCCGGTCATCGAATTGACGAAGCCCGCGAGAGTCTTCGCATCGCTGACCGTGACACCGGCGGCGCCGGTCGGAATGTACGGGGTCGCGACCGTGCCGGTCTCCAGCTGTGCGCCCCAGAGCAGAAGGTCGACCGTGTCCGAGGTGCCAAAAGTGCCGCGCAGGAATACGTTGAAATTGATGACGGTCTGCGGCAGGTTCAGCCATACGTTGCTGCTGACCTGGAAGCGCTGCCAGACAGGCGTGACCGTGACGGTCGAAGCCCACGCGCTTTGATCGGTTTCCTCGAGCAGCACTTGCGCGGTGCCGCTGACGGTGCGCATCCAGATGCTGAACGTGTAGACCTGGCCTGGTACGCCGGTGACGGCTGCGCCGAGCAGCCGGCTGTAGTCGCTGCCGGTAGCCCCGCCGTTTAGGTTGAAAAAGAGCCGGTCGGCGGTATAGGTGCCGTCGGGCGCTGGGTTACCGACGTAATTCGCCTCGAGCTGCGGAGCGACGCCGGCGCCGTTTGCGGTCCGCGTCCAGCCCTGCGAAAAATCCTGCGACCACCTCAGCAGGTTGGTCCGGGTCACCGTGTCGTCGAGCCACTCCCACGAGATCTTCCAGCGCCACCGGGGCCATGGGCTCTTCGCGATCGCCGAGACCTGGCCCGCGACCGAGCGCGTGAGGCCGGTCGAGCCGCCGATCGGGATCTTACTATCGGTGAAGTTGAGCCCGACGAGGTAGTACGGGAAGACCAGGTTGCTCATGCAAACCGGAATTCCCGGTGCGCCTGCTTGATCGCGGCGACGAGATCGCTCCGGTGCACCATGAAGTAATCACCGGAGCCCTTGACGTTCACGCTGAGCGAGCTCGCCCGCGTGCGCGAGGCCTGCGGGCCCTGACCCGTTCCCGCGGCCGCCATCGAGCGGACGGCGTTCGCTAGATGCGCCGGCAGCACCATTTCCTTCGGATGCAGCTTCGTGACCGGCGTGACGCCGGCGGGCACGTCATAGCCGCCGGCCGCCGCGACCGAGGCGCTCGCCGATTCCGCGGCCGCGCCCATCGCGATGCCGAACGCCGGCGCGCCGAGATCGACCGGCCAGGGCGCGCCTGCGAAGCTCGCCGTGCCCGCGGCCATCGCCTCGCCCGCCGAGGCCTTGATGATCCCCAGCGACGTCAGCTTCTTGATCGCCCACATCGCGAGGTGCTGCGCGGCCCACTCCGCGGCCATGCGCGCAATCTCGTTGATCACCGCGTCGACGATCGACTTGAACAGGCCCTGGATCGTCTGCGCGAGCGTCGCGGTGCCGTCGAGGAAGTTCTTGATCACGCCCTGGAAGCCCGACTGCAGCGATTTGAAGAAGTCGTTCCACAGCTTCATGCGCTCGCGATCGGCCTGCTTGTCGATCTTGAGCAGCTCGGCGTCGTGCTTCTTCTCGGCGAGCGCGATTTCGTCCATGACCTTGAGGCGCTGGACTCGATCGGCCTGCACCAGTGCCAGGCGCTCGCGCAGACCCTGCGCCTCGATCTGGAAGCGCTGCTGCTCGAGCTTGCGGGTCTCGGCGAGCTCCTGCTCCTTCGTGATCTCGCCGGCCGCGAGCTCGTCGGCGAGCGCGGCCTTCTTGATCTGGATCTCCTCGAGGCCCATGCGCTCCCGCTGCTTGGCAGATTCCTCGTCGAGCGCGAGCTCCTCGGCGTGCAGCTTCTTCTTCGCCGCGAGGATCTCGGCCTCGATCGAGGTGCGCAGCTTCTTGTCGGCCTCGGACGTGCCGGTGACGAGCGACATCTTCTGCTGCCAGTAGTCGATGTCGGCGGCGATATCGTGCTGGCGGAATGCGCCCTCGGCCTCCTTGATCGCGTCGAGCTGGACCTTCCATTCCTTGAGGCGATCGTCGGGGCTGCGCTGCTTCTTCTCGAGGTCGAAGCTCTTGCCCTTGCCAGGCGCCTGCGCCTTGTCGCCCTCGGCAAACAGGTTATAGATCTTGCTGGCGGCGTCCTTCGCATCGCCGACGATGTCCTGGAATCCGGTCTTCCAGCGCAGCGCGACGTCACCCGCGATCCCCTTCATCGCCTCGCCGGCGCCCTTGAAGTCGCCGTGTGCCGCCTTCCAGACGGCCGAACCGATGCCAGTGAAGACGTCTGCAACGGTGCCGGCGATGATCAGCAGCGTGCTCGCGATCGCGTCGCAGGCGGCTTTGAGCACCCAGAACGCCGCCACCAGGCCGCCGACCGCGCCCTTGATCACGACGATCGCGCCGGGCCCGATCTCGCGGAACCACTTCGCGAGCTGCGTCAGCACCGGCAGCAGCGCATCGCCGATGGCTTTCGCCATCCCGAGCATCGTGTCCTTCGCCTCGGCGGTCGCCTTGCGATTCTCCGCGAAGGCGGCGACGTTCTGCTGGCTGACGACTAGCCCGAGCTCCTCCGCACTCTTCGCCGCCTCGTCCATTCCCTCTTTCGTGAGGCGCAGCACCGGCGAGTTGGCGGTGACGGACTTGCCGAAGGCCACCTGCGCCGCGAGATTGCGGTCGGTGCCGGCGGTGTAGCCATTCACCACCGTGATCGCGTCGAGCATGATGTCCTTCATGCCGCGCAGGTGCCCGCTCGAGTCGCGGGTCACGATCCCCATCTTGTTGAGCTGGTCTTCGTGCGTGCGGAGCGATCGCGTCAGCCCGCGCGTCGCCGCGTCGAAGTCGTCCGTCTTGCCGCCGACGTCCTCGATCGCGACCGCGTAGTCGGAGGCCTCGCTCGCCGAGATCCCGAGCGACTTGCCGAGGGCGATCGAATTGCCCTCCCATTCCTTCGTCGCATCGATGATCTTATTGAAGGCCTCGCCGCCGGCGATCACTCCGGTGATGGCGAGCATCGCCGTCTGCAGCTTGAGCGCGGCCGCCTGGATCGCCTCGAAGTGCGACTTGATCTGGCTCGCGGCGCCCTGGATCGTCTGCTGCAGCTGCTTGATTGCGGCCTGCGCGCTCGCGCTGTCACCGGTGACGACTACTTTTGCGGTCAGCTCATCGGCCACCGGGCAGTGCTCCTGGCTTGAACGGTGCGGGCGCTCGCGGCGCGACGTCGAAGAGACTCAGGCCGCCCTCGGCCGTCTCCGCCGGCTTGGCGCTCTCGCCGAAACCTAGATAGCGCGCGATCATCAGATGCACCGGCGGGTTGAGCGCGTGGTACGCGTTGATCGCCGCCAGTCTGGGAAGGGTCACGAACTCGTCGATGTACTCCCAGGTCCAGCCCGGGAACGACGCCATCAGGTGGACGTAGAGCTCGTCCCAGTCGACGCTACGCCCGTCGCTTCCCCCGCCGGTTCGCCCTCCTTGCGCTTCTCCATCCCGGAGGCGGTCAGCACCTTGTCGAGCAGCGGCTTCAGCTCGCCGAACGGCACCTCGTCAAGCACGACGTCTTCGGTGATCTCCGGCGTGTTCGCGCCGAAGGCCGCCGCGATCACCGTCGCCATCGCATCGATGTGCTCTGGCTTGAGGTCCTCGATCTCCTGCTGGACCAGGTGCAGCACCGGCACGATCTTCTTGACCGTGCGCAGGTTGAAGGGCGGGACGACGAGCTCGCCCCGCCCGGGGAAAACGACCTTCGTGCCATCGCGCATCCGCTACTCCTCCGTCGACCAGCCCATCACCTGGCCGGCCCCGTTGTCGAAGGCGGAGAAGTCGAACTCCGGCACCATGAAGTCCTCGTTCTTGAAGTTCGCGGCCATCTTCGTGGCGACGCACTTGTAGAACTGGAAGTTGGTCAGCTTGCCGAGGTACGAGACCGTGAGGTCCGCGCGGAACGCGGGCGCAAAGCCCATCTGCACGTTCTGCACCGTCTGCTTCTGGCCCGAGCCGGCCGAGCTCACGGTGTACTGGAAGTTGATCAGCACCGAGATGCCCGACACGTTGTCGGCCGACGCGAACGTGTAGACGCCGGTCGCGACGTTCACCGAGTACTGGCCGGCCGCCGGCGCCGAGGCGACGCGCGTGAACGGCAGGCCGGTCGCTACGTTGAAGACGCCGAGGTCCGCGGCATAGACACCGCCGCTCGGCGGCGTCGGCGTGATCTGGAAGGGCGTCGTGGGGATTGCGGTGCCGGCGCTGCCATCCGTGAAGTTCGCGACGTAGCCGGTCGCGAGCGTCTGGCCGAAGAAGATCGCGTTCCAGACGCCGGCGAAGATGCGCGCCGGCTTGACCTTGATCTGCACCTTCGTTTTACCGCGCGCGGCCGCGGCCGGGAACGAGTTCTGGCCGTACAGCTCCTTGAGGTCGCCGGAGATGTCGACCGAGCCATCCTGCAGCACCGCTAGCGGCCAGGGCGTCGGGTTCGCGACCGTGTTGCCGAAGGCGTCCTGCAGCTGCGTGACGTACATGTTGCCGGCGCCGAATGCGAATTGCATGGACTGTCTCCTTCAGAAAATAGAAAGGCCCGCGCGCTGGCGGGCCTCGTGAATTCGTGGCGGGTTGGAGGGGTTAGACGGCTCTGATCCTGATCGGAATGATCGCGACGGCCTGGTTGCCGAGCGTGCCTTCGTCGGTCTCGATCGTGCCCTCGACCCAGGCGTGCGTGACGATGCCGCCGAGCGTGCACTTGCCGGTCATCTGGTTATCCGGTACGAGCGTCGCGAGCACGGCGTCGACCTGGGTATTCAGCGCGGTCGAAGGCAGCCTGTCGGTGCTGACGTTGACGTACACCAGCAGGTCGAGCTCGAAGATCCACCGCACCGGGCGGCCGTCGGCCTGCTCGGCTAGCTCCTTGCGCTGGCTCTGGTAAAGCGCCGGCTGCTGGCTCGGTGGGACGTCGGTCCAGTGCTTCAGGCGCCGCGATGTCGTGACGAAGCCAGGCGCGGCCGAGATCTTGGCGAAAAGCGCGGCGTAGATCGCCTCGCGCGCGTTCATACGCCGCCGCCGACGATCGCGCGACCGAGTGCGGCGTTGATCTCCTCGCCGATCGCGGGCCGCATCTCCTCGAGCGCGGTCCGCAGGAACGAGCGCTCTGCGTAGTGCTTGGTGCCTGGCGGATGCTTAGCGAAGTACGTCTCGCGCGCCTTGCCGAGGAGCGTCCGCGGACCGCCGCGCGCGCCGGCACCGACCTTGCGATCGAAGCCGTATTCCCAGGCCGCGCCATAGCCGACGTTTGTCCCCACGATGCCGGCGGGCCGGTCCGAGGTCTCGTCGAGCATCCGCGTCGTGATCGAGCGGCGCAGACGGCCGGTCCGGACGTTCAGCACCTCGCCTGTCAGCTTCTCGGCTTTGACCTTCGCGAGGATGCGCAGGCACGCGCGCGCGATGCCACGCGAGGTCGCTGTGCGGACGTCGACGCCGAGGCGGGCCAGCTTCTCCGCGAGCAGCTCGCCGCCGATGAGCGTGCCCTTCAGCATTAGAGCGGGATGACCTTCTTCCAGTTGTTGAGGATCGTCATCACGCTCGCCGGGAAGTCCTTCTGCGAGAACGCGGTCGTCTCGCCAGCGAGGCCTTTCGAGACGACGCCGATGCGATCGCGCTCGCGATAGCGCAGTGAGATCACCTCGATGCAGGCCTGTGCGAGCTCGGACGGCGTCGTGGCGAAGCCCGCGGTATAGCTCACGACGACGTTCTGCATGTCGCGCGTGAACTGGTAGCCGCCGCGCAGCGAGATCGCAGTCGGGCTGAAAACATAGCCCGGCGCCGCGACCGCGGTCGATTGCGGGATCGGCTGGTCGTCGATCGTGAGCGAGGCGACCGCCGTGACCGGGTAGTTGGCGAACGAGAGCCGGAAGCCGCCATTGCCGTCGCGCGTCTCGGTGTACGAGGCGCTCGCGATCGTTCGATTCAACCACTGCTGGATGTACTTCGACGCGGCAGTGATCAGCCGCGACAGCAGCGGGTCGTCCTGGACCGAGGTCGCCGGCACGCTGAGCCACGCCTTGACGTCGGCGAGGTTCGTCAGGTCGGCGGGATCGGACACGGGCTATTCCGCGGTCGAAGTCGAGGAATCGAGCACCGTGAAGCCGTGCGAGACCGCATCCGAGACCGCCTCGATCGGCAGCTCGATGACGCCCTTCTTGTTCGGGCGATATTCGACGCCGTCGTGACTGAACTGCACGCAGCCGTTCGGCGCCTGCAGCTTCGCGAGCTCGGCCGCTTTCTCTTCCGACATCTGGAGGTCTCCTTCAGAAAAGGGCGGGGCCGCGGGGCCCCGCCCGAATGGGCTTGATCGAGAGGGGAGTCGAGCCGATCAGCCGTTTCCGATGTTGTAGATCACGCCGATCGCGAACGGCGCGTACACGGCGAGGACTTCCTCGGCATAGACGCCCATCTCGTACTGCCGGGTGCGCGGCGGCCAGTCGATCTGGTAGTAGCCGCGGCGCTCCTTGACTTCGGCCACGTTCGGGACGTGGTTGCTCTGGTATTGCGCCGGCAGGTCGGTCGTGTGCAGCAGGATAGTGCCCGGCGGGATCGTCGGGTGGATCTTGATCGGGATCTTCCGGCCGCCGTCGAGCGCGAACGGATTGAAGTAGAAGTCGATCCCGCCGCTCGCGACCATCCGGTACTCGCTCATGTTCGCGTCGTCCGCCGCTGCCGTATAGCGGAGCAGCGGGCCGCTCGCGTTCGAGAGCACCTTGTTCGTGATGTTCTTGTACTCCTGGGAGTTCACGTACATCACGCTCGGGGACAGCCGGTAGTTGTCCCAGAGGGACTGCAGCGCCGTGTCGATCTCGTTGACCGAGCCGCGGCCAGAGCTCGTCAGCGGAGTGCCGGTGCCGGCCGTGCCGGTCGCCAGCGACGAGACGTAGCCGCCCGACTTCGCCGCCCAGGTCAGCAGCCCGTCGTAGGCGAGCGAGGCGTTCTGGGAGTTGTCCGCCGTGACCGCCGAGGCGTTCTGCGTGCCCTGGCTCGCGATCGAGGTGATGAGCACCGAGTTGATCGTGGTGATCGCCGTGATCTTCTCGTTGCCCGCCGTGCCGCAGTACCAGGCGTACGCGGCCGCGCCTGCGATCGCGGTGACGGTCCCGGTGATCGAGCCGTTCGGGCCGGTGATCGCGCCTGAGGACGCGGACGCCGACTTCTGCGAGCTGCCACCGTTCAGCGTGTAGGTGAGGCCGTCCGCACCGGTGATCACCTGCGACGTCGCGACGCCGCCGGAGATCGACGCCATCTTGTAGCCCTCGTAGGTCAGGGCCACGACGATGACGTTGTACGTCGCCGACGCGAGCGAGCCGCCCGAGTTGGAGCCGACGACGGTCGGCGTCGCCGGCGTGCCGAGCGCGAGCGAATTGTTGCCGCCGAGGATCGCGTTCTCTTCCTTGATCATCGTCTGCTGCAGCAGGCGGATCGCGGCGGTCGCCTTGATGTCTTCGAACGAACGCGCGGCGGTGACCGACTCGTAGCTGACCTGGTCTTCCTCGCCGATCGTCACGTACGTCGCGGCCTTGTTCGACGTCGTGTAGGACATGCGCGCGGAGCGCTGGCCTTCCGGGACCCACGGCATCGCGCTGTAGCCGGAGCCGGTGATTGCCGACACCACGCGCCAGTTCGTCGCCGTGCCGGTCTCGCCGGGCACGCGCGGGATCGCGTTGCGGAGCGGCGTCAGGACCGGGTAGAGGTTCTTCGCGGGCGCCTGCAGGTCGTAGCCGACCAGGCCGGTGCCGGTCGTCACGCTCTTGCGCAGGGTGTCGTTCGTGATATCGCCGTTCGGCGTGGCCTGCGCGGCCTTGAGCAGCGCAAGCGTTTCTGCGGTGACGTTCATCGTCTGTCCTCCAAAAATGAAAAACCCCGCTCGAGGCGGGGTTCTGAATTCGGGGTTCGGGTTTGAGGTTTAGGGGCGCGCGCCGATCTGGATGGTCGGATTCGCGCGGTGGATTACTTTGGCGAGCGTGGCGGCCTCGTCGACCGTGCCGTCTGCTTTCATGACGGGCTTCATGCCGGGCGAGTCATCGCCGGCTGGGGTGTCCTCGGTCTTCGTTACGGCGATGGGCCGCGTGATGCCCTTCGCGGGCGCGGGCTGGTCCTCGAGGACCTTGATGCGCTTCGTGAGCGCCTCGATCAGCGCAGCCGCCTCGCCGAGCTTGGCGGTGACTTTCGCGAGCGGATCCTCGGGCGGCGGCGGAGTCGCGGCGGCGACCTTGAGCGCATCGCCCGGCTTCGCGGCATCGTCCTTCTGCTCGTCCTCGCCCTTGTAGCCAATCGACGCCATCTTGTCGCAGGCGTCCTTGGCGGCGCCGAAGCACTTCTCCGCGTGACCGACGCACTTGGCCATGTGATCGGCGATCTCGCCGGCGGGCTTGTCGGCCGCCTCCTTGCAGGCCTTGACGCACTTCTCGGCATGGCCGAAGCACTTCGTCATATGGCCGTGCGCTTCCTCGAGCGCGTCTTTCGTCGCCTGGCTGAACTTGGCGCCCGCCTTCGTGGCGTCGGCGCGCGCCGCCGACTCGAGGATCTCGATCGGCTTCTTGAGCGAGGCGAGCAGCTCGGCCGTTTCCTCGGCCGTCATTTCCTCGAAGCACTGGATGCCCGCGGCCAGCCACTCGCGCAGCTTCGCCGGCAGTGGCGAGTTGTCTTCCTCCCACTCGGCCTCGCATTCGGCGTCCTGCGTCATCCAGCCGATGCGCTGCAGGAGGTCCGCGAACATCGAGAGCGCGCCCATGCCCTTCTTGAACTTCGCCGGCACGATCTTCGCGCGCGGCGGCGGCGCGGCCTTCGCGATCGCGGCGAGCGCGACGGCGAGCATGTCCTTTGGCGAAAGCGTGCGCTTGTTGAGAATGAGCCCGAGCTGCTCGATCGCCTCCTTGTCCTCCTTCGCGATCTTCGCGGCGTTCTCGGCCGCGGTCGGCTCCTTCGCCGGCACCGGCGGCGGATCTGCGGGCTTCAGCTCGTCGGCGTCAGCCTTGTACATCGTGAAGACCGCATCCGGGTTCGCCGGCCGGTCGACCAGGCTGACCTCGATCAGCTTGATGCCGGTGATCAGCGTCTTGTCCTTCTCGTCGCGCGAGAGGACCTTGCCGCCGACGCTGAAGCCCTTGTAGACCTTCGTCTCGACCTTCTTGACGGCGACCGGATCAACTACGTGCGCGGCGAACTGCGTCTTGCCCTCGCCATCGACCTGCGCCTCGATCGCGGTGCCCGCCGCCTGCGGCTGGTGCATCTCGCGCACCGCGCCGAACTTCATGTAATCGGGCAGCGCTTGCTTCATCGCCTCGGGGCTGATGCGCTCGCCGTCCGAGTCGACCGCGCCGCTCGAGGCAACGCCATAGACCTTCAGCGTGCCGTCTTCCTGCGCCTCGACCTTCGAGATCTCGACGTAGCGGCGCACGAGCTGGTTCATTGCGTGGTCTCCAGATGGTTTACTGAGCGCGCACCGGCAGGATCCCGCCGAGCGTGAGTGTCTTGACCGCGTTCGTGGTCGACGCCTTGACGACGATGTCGTAGTCGGTCAAGTCGACGCCGCCCTGGACCGGCACGAAGTACTTCGTGTTCGTCGGGTCGAAGGCGTTGCCGCCGGCGAGAACGTTGCCCGGGCTCGGGTCGGTGCCATAGAGCACCGCGATCGACACGGTCGGCGTGCCCGTGAGCGTCTCGCCGGTCGCGAGCCCGAGGCTGAAATCGAACGTCAGGACCTGCTTCTCGGCCGGGTCCTTCGCGTCGAAGCGATTCGCGGTCGTCAATTCAGCAGCTCCACTTGACCGTGAACGGCCGCGCGCCGAGCCGCGCCGAGAACGCGCGCGCCTGCAGCGAGGCAGTGAACGTCCGCGCCCTCAGCACCACCGTGAAGCACGGGTTCGGGCTGTAGGTGAAGACGATCGGCGAGACGCCGGTGAACTGCGGCGCCCACGGATCCGGCCACTTCTTGCGCGGCAGCCCCTGCAGGTCGACCGTCGAGATCGGCGGCGGGACATTCGGCAGCCGCGGCCCCGGCGGATGCCATGGATCGGTCCAGCGCTTGCGCGGTAGCCCGTCAAACAAGACACCGATCGGCGGCGCCGGCGGAAGCAACGGCTGCGGCGGAGCGTCTGCAGCGAGCCGACGCAGGCTCAGCGGCAGGTCATACAGGTTCGCGATCGGCGGCGCGACCGCCACGACGACCGAGTAGATCGCCGGCTGCGGAGCGGCGTCCTGCGCGAACCGTGCTTGCGCTTTCCAGACGTCGTACTGATTCGAGATCGGCGGTGGCGCCGGATACGCGGTGGCGTTCTGGATCGCATCGATCGACCAGCGGACCGGCGGCCGCGGCCCGTCATAGACCGTCGGAATGATCGGCGGTGCTGTCGGCAGCACCGGGCCCGGCGGCATCCACGGATCAACCCAGCGCTTTTTCGGCAGCGCGTCGTACGTGTTCGCGATGACCGGTGCGATGACGACCGTGACGCTGAGCGCCGTCGCATTGACTACCGCGTCCTGCGCGAGTTTCCTCGGCGGCGGAACGTGGTCGTACACGTTCGCGATAGCGAACGCCGGCGGCAGCAGCGTCGGGTTGACGAAAGCGTCGACCGAGAACTTCCGCGGAGGCCTCGGCCCCTCGTGGAAGTTTGAGATCGGGAACGCTGGCGGGTAGACCGTCGCGTTCTGGATCGCATCGGCGGTCAGTCGAGGTGGAGGCCTCGGACCGTCATAGACGTTCGAAACCGGAAACGCCGGCGGTCGATAAGCCGCGTCACCCGGCCGGCAATCGGCCGCCAGCCGCGGTGGCGGCCGCGGCAGGTCGAACAGATTCTGGATCGGGAACGCGGGCGGCAGGTACGGCGCGCGCTGCGGGATCCAGTCTGCCGCCAACCGCGCCGGCGGCTTCGGCATGTCGTACCGGTTGCAGATCGGCGGCGGAGCGGGCAGCTCCGTCGGATTGTTGAACGCGTCCGGCTGCCACCGCTTCGGCGGCGGCTGCGGCTGAATGATTGGCGCACGGGTGATGTCAGCCACGACGGATCACCCGCGCGCCGAAGCGCCTTTGCTCAGTACGGCTCGTAGATCAGATGAGCCGCGACAGCGCCCGGTGTCGTGCCAGCGCCGCAAGAGAGCAGCGCCTCGCCGAGATCCGCGGTGTTGCCGAGGATAGAGAACGGCGCGGTGAAGGCGCTGTTCCACTTCGCGATGCCGCCGTAGGTATTGAGCCCGACGTTCAGCTTCGCGTCCGTGGTCACCGCCGACCGCTGCGGTCCGGTCGCGGCCGCCGTGAACGTCACCGGTGCCGCCGCGAGCGCCGCCGTGCTCGGATGCATCGGGCCGTCCGAAGCCGGCGCGGCAAGGGCGGTTGGCGTCGTTTCGATTGTCGAGACCCGCGCGAAGGTGAGATTGCCTGCGGCGGTCGAGCCGGCGAGCCCCGAGACCATGATCTCGAGTACGTCGATCAGCTGCGTGCCGGAGCCGCCCTTTATCGCCGCGTAGGTGCCGCTCGTCAGGGCCGTAGTATCGTTCTGCGCTGTCGGCGTGAACGAACCGGTCTGGAAAAGTCGCTTGGCCATTGTCAGGTCTCCGTGAAGGTTGGCACGAGTAGGGGCGCGTGACAGTTGCCGCCGGCGATGCGATAGCGCCCGCTGCGCACCAGGTCGGCGATTTCAGAGAATGAACGGTGGATGTAGCCGGGCGACGCCGCGGCCGCGCCGCACTCGTCGCAGATGTACTCGCCGCAGGAACGGCAGAAGGAACGCGGCCGTGTGCGCAAGGGGTTCTTGATCATCACGCCGCGGCAATGGCAGCAGGACAGCGTCGCGATCTCGTGGAACGTACCCTCGCCCAGCGACTTCGCGCCGACTCGATGCGCCAGGCGCTCGTCATTGATGCCGGGCGAGCTCCGGTGATCGATCGACAGCACGCCTTCGAAGCGCTTGAGTGACTTCATAGGATCGCCTGCCCTAACAGGCCGGATGCCGCTGCGGCCTCGTCAAAGATCGCCATGCAAGTGACCCAGTTGTCGCCGGCGCCGCTCGCCGTGTACGTCGCTGCCTGCGATGCGATCGCAGTCACCCGTTTGTGCTCGGTGAAAAGCCGCGCGACGGTGCCGCCGTAAATGTTCGTCCACTCCGAGGCCCCGAGCGTGTAGCCCGCGCCGGTATCGGCCGAAGCCGTCACCGAGTCGTTGTTCGTGTTCATCGCGAACGCCGAAATCAACGCCGGCTGCGCCGTGTTGCTCACGGCGCCGGAGCTGATCGCTCCTACCCCGGTCCCGACGGCCGCCTGATCCTGTGCGTGGTGAGCATCTGGCGCGGTAGTCACGCCGCCGGTGATCTCGCGGATCGCGACTCCGCGGAACGTCGTCGCCGCGCTGAAATTGCAGGTGACGGTCGGCGTGCCGCTCGAGGCATTGTTCGTGAAGGCCGCGTGCGCCAGCCGTTGGGCGTTGCCGGCGTCGTTTACGTTATCGAGGTTCGCCGGATAGGTCCCGTTCGTCGGGTCCGAGAAATTGTTGATCGTGACGCCGCCGCCGGTGTCGTTCGATCCGGCGACGTGGAAGGTGCTACCGACGGTGCAGGCGCTTGCGAACGCGACGCCGATCGAAGAACCCGAGGCGGAGTTCGCGATCGCGGTTTCTTGAGCGACCGCGATTGTCATGCGAGACCGCCCATCGAGATCTGCGGGCTACACACCCGGAAGATGTCGAGCCAGACCCGGTAAAGGTCGGTCGGCGCCATCACGATGACGGTCGGATTCACATCAGGCGATAACAGACCGAGCCGCCGGATCACCGCGTCGGCGGCGAGCGCATTACCGGCCTTGTCCGTCCAAGGCCCGGCGTCGTAATCGACAAACGCATCCTCCAGCCAGGTCGCGCCGCCGTCGTGGCTTCGCTCGATCCGGATCTTGAACACCGTGCCGGGAGTCGTCGGATAGCCGAGGCCGGGCGCCACTGTCAGCTGCCACGCGGAATACGCAGCGCCCACCTGCGGGCTGAGGAACGGTCCGTGCGTGCCGACGCCGAGCAGCGCCGTCGGCAGCACGAAGATGCCCGTCGGCGTAACCGCCGGCATGGAGCGCGATCTACTTCCGGCTAGACTTCGATAGCGCGAGGGTGGGCGTCACCGTGGTCAGGTCGCAGTGACGCCCGTGGCAGGGTTTGGCTTGCAGGTGACCCCCGTCGCGTACGAGACCGGATTTGTTGGATTCGACGGCGTGTTCGGATAGACGGCCGTCGCGCTCGAATTGACGACGATTGTGAAGAAGACGGTCCCGCAAGCGACGGGCACGTTCGCAGTCGTGGCGACTCCGGACGTGAGCGAGAGAGAACCGACTGTTGCCCCGCCCGACGTTCGCGACCACGAGATCGTATAGCCCGCGATGTCACCGGTCGCGATCGCCGTGCAGCCGGTCGGTGGCGAGGTGCAGTCGTTGTAGGTGGTCGGGTTGGTCCAGTTGAGCGTCGCGGTCGTGCCTGCGGCGTGAGCCAGCGGCACGGCGATCGCAACGGCCAGGAAGCCGAGCACCGCCGCGAACAGGGTCGGCAGGAACTTGCGCATCGATCACTCCTCGGAGTCGGATTCGGTCGTCAGCACCGGCACGACGTCGCACCGGCAATTCGGATGCAGCGGCGGCCCATCGCCGCCGTCGTTCGGAAATTCGTCGTCGAGCGGCACTTCTTCGCCATCGAGCTCGGCGCACTCATCGCAGCAGTCGGGCGCGGTGAGCCAGCGCTTCGAGGCGACCTCGCCGCTCTGCCGGTAGGCCTCGAGGTTGCCCTGCACGTCCGCGATCGCGGTCTCGGTGCGCGCGATCACCGAGGCGCGTTCCTCGCTGAACGCGTAGCTGCCGGAGATCTCGTTCGCTAGCTCCTCGTTCGAGGCGCCCTCCTCGAGCGCGTCCTCGACGGCCGAGCGCAGCATGTCGCGCGTCGCCTCGTCGATCACCCATTCGGCGTTCGGGTTGTCGACGAGCTCGCCGTCGACCCAGCGCTTGCCGACCATCTCGGCCGCGCGATCGCGCGCGTACGCGACGCCGGCCTCGTTGACCAGGTCGACGATCGCCTTCGAATCCTCGACGCCGATCTGCGCGAGCGCATCGAGGCCTCCGGCCTGCGCGGCCGCGAGCAGCGCGTCGTCAATTCCCTCGTAGAGGACCGCGATGTCATCACCGAGACCTATCGCCTCGAGGATCGCCTTCGCCTGGTCGTGCTCGTCCTTTCGGACCGACGCGATGCGCTTCAGCACCGCGGCCTTCCACTTCGTGAGCTGCTGGCTCAGTAGGTGGCGGAGCTCCTCACGCGGCCGCGCGATCGACGTGCGATCGCGATCGAGCGGCGTGATGCCTTTTTTTTTACGAGCTTCCCCGCCTTGCCGCCGCCGGCGGCCGGGGGCGCTGTCACGCCTCCCGGGCCGCCGGCACTTGCTGCCGCCTCGGGGTTATTGGGGTCCAACGCCGGCGGCGGAGGCGGATTCACCTCCTCGAGCTGCTCCGGCGTCATCGCGTCGCGCCCAAGGTCCGCGCGGACCTCGCTCGGCGCGATCACCTTGTTCTGCAGGTAGATCTGGTTGACCTCTGCCTGCACGAGCTGGTCGAGCTCGGCGGTCTGCTGCCAGTCGAACTTGAGGTCGGTGTAACCGAACCAGCGCCAGATGATCTGGTTCATCAGCCCGGCGACCCACTGCATGCAGGGGCCGAGGCCTTCCTCGAGCGCGACTTCCTGGGCGGTGTCGCTCGTCGCGCGGTTCATCTGCTTGACGAACGCCGTCGGCGGCAGGCTGAAGGCGTAACAGACGATGCGCGCGAGCCACTCGTCGAAGTCGTCCTTGAGCGCGCGCTCCTTCGTGTCGATCGGCTTGACGTCGCTCGGCACGAACATGGTGCCGGCGCGGTTCTCGAGGTTGCCCTCGAGCAGGCCATCCCACCATTCCTTGAACTGGCGCGTCTGGTCCGGATTCCATTCCTTCGGCACGCCGAAGATCAGGTCCGGCGTCGAGCCGCGCGAGAAGTACGTCAGCTGCTGCAGCTGCTTGCGGATCGCGATGTTGACCGTGACGACGATCTGCTCGACCGGCGAGAAGCCATAGAGCTTGTTGGTGCGCGGGTTGCGCGGCAGGTACAGCAGCTCGTCGCGGTGGTAGTCCACCGCCGGCAGGCCCTTGAGCGCCTGCTGATACGCGGGCTCGGGCGGCAGCGGCGTCCGGCCGTCCGGGTTGATCAGCCGCGTGATCGTGCCGCCGTCCATCGGATCGAGCGAGTAGACGCCGCCACCTCGCGTCGCGCGCGGGTACACCGTCGCCGCATCGATGACGAACATGTCCTCGAGGACCATCCGCAGCCACGTCTTCCAGTCGTGCTCGCGATCGGGGAGCTGCAGGAAGTCCTGCACCTGCTGGCAACGGTCGTCCGGGTCTTTCTCGTCGTCCTTCGGCACGACGCCGAACTCGAGGTTGCAGAGCTGGTCCTTGCGGGTCTCGATCGCGAGCCGCACGACGTCGCACGAGTCCGCGAGCGCGCGCAGCTGGCCGAAGCTGATCGCCTCATCGCCGCGCGGCGTGTAGCGATAGTTGACGTAGACCGGATAGTCGAACTGGCGGCCCTGCGCCTCGCGCTGCGCGACTGGCGTCAGCGGCTGGCCCGGCCCGAACCACGCTTCCGGCCCGGCGCCGGTCACGACGTAGCGCACCGCGCCCGTGAGCCTTGCGATGATGCCCGGCGCGATCGGCGTCTTGACGCCGTCGGATGCGGCGGCGCCCGGCAATGCTTTCGGCCGTGCGGCCATCGGCTAGACGGAAGCGCCCGTCGCGTCGATCCAGCCCGTGTTCGCCGCGTTGCGCCAGATCGGCTTGCCGACGCCGGCGGCGAGCGTCGTATCGAAGTACGGCTGCCCCGGATAGGTCACGGTCGGACGCACCGCGCTCGCGGTGTCTGGCGCGGGCACGAAGCCGGCGCCGGCGAAGTCGTCCATGCGGACTACGCTCGTGTCGACCTGGCAGCGACCGGTCGCGTCGATCGTGGTCGCGTTGCCGGCCGAGTCGGAGAACGTACCGCCAGGCGGAATGTTCGGCGGCGCGACCAGCGTGACCAGGCTCACGGCTCAGACCACCGCGCCGGTCACGGGATCGCGCCACTGCGTCCCGTCATACATGATCGCCTTGCCGAGCGTCGAGTCGATCATGTACGTGTCCTTCGCGATGCCCGCGGTCGGCCGGTTCGCGGTCGTCGCGACCTGCGAGCCGCACTGGTGCCAGCCGTTCCGGATCAGCTGGAACGCATCGTGATCGGGCACGTCGAGCGTCGAGCCGACTGCCGCCGAGTAGGTTCGGCCAGGCTGGCCAGAGCCCGCATTGACGGTGATCGGGTTGACGCCTTTCTGCGCGTTCGCCGGCGGGGCGACTCGGATGGTCATCACAGACACCTCACTGCTGTTGCTGCTTGCGCGCCTGCATGGCCCTGACCTCCTGCTCGTAGTAGAGCAGCAGGCCTGTATTCACGTTGCGGATCAGCGGCTGCAGCGCGTAGCGGACCGCGTCCCAGATGTGGTTGTGCTCGTCGACGACGTCGGGCAGCACGTCGCCGGTGAGCTTGTCGATCTTGTACGAGTAGAGCAGCGCCTCTTCCGCGCTGTGCGGACAGCGCTGGTGGATCACGATCTGCTCGTACTGCCGCAGGTGCGCGATGCCGTCCTCGACGCTGCCCTTCCACTTCTCGACGCCCTGCAGCCGCGGGTAGCCGTGCCGCTGCAGGTAGCTGATCGTCTCGGGCCGCGCATTGTCGCCGCGGATCGTGTGATCGCGCGCGCCCGGGACCTGGTCGAACAGCGCCGGCGTCGCATCGATGTCGCGGCCGATCGCGTAGGCCTCGTGCTCGATGTAGAGCCGCGCGCCGTTGATCCAGCACTTGACCAGCGTCGTCGGATCCTGCGAGAAGCCCCAGTCGGCGCCGAAGTACGGCCCATCCCAGGCCGGCACCTTCGGGCCGTCCGGCTTCGCCGGATCCTTCGGCTTGAGCGGAACCTCGAAGGCCTGGACGACGTACTTGCCCTTCAGGATCTGCGCCGCACTGTTCCGGCGGAACTTGCCTTCCCAGACGTGCTGGTAGGCATCCGGGTCGACGCGCGCGAGCCGGTCCTTGTCGGCGATCATCGCCGGCGGCAGCCACGGGTTGTCGCGCCAGTTGGTCTCGACGATGCGCGCGTTCGGCACCGGGTCGACCAGGAAGCGCTGCGAGGTCGGATCCTTCTCGAGGTCCGGGTTGAACGAGCACCAGATCTCGGCGCCGCGGTTGCGGAAGACCGTCGGCGTGATGTAGCGCCAGCTCTCCTCGCTGACCCGCTCGCCCTCCTCGATCCAGAGGATGTGGATGCCTTCCGAGGACTTGAACTTAGCCGGTTCGGTCTTGATGCCGGCGAAGAAGAAGCGCGTGCGCGTCAGCCGGCACGTAATCGCGCGATCGTTGACGTTGAAATACGGCTCGAGGTTGAGCGCCTCGATCTGCGCGACGATCGTCTGGTGGACCGATTCCTTGATCGACGTCTGGTACTCGCGCGCGCACGCGATGCGCAGCGGGCGCTTCAGCGCAATCAGGACCGCGACGCGCGCGAAGCCCCAGCTCTTGAGGCCGCCGCGGCCGCCATACATCGCCTTGTAGTCCGACGGGATCCAGTTGCCGTCGGCGTCGAAGAAGAGATCACGAACCTTCGGCGCCAGGACCGGGGCTGCCGGGCCCGCCGTTTGCGAATCCAATGTTGATCACCGGTGGCACGAGCTGCGTGCCGTCCTTCCCGAGCAGCTCGGTCTTTGCCGGCGCATCGAGGCCGAGCAGCTTCGCGCGACGCTCCGAGATCTTGAGCCGGATCTCGGCAGCACGCAGGTCGTCGATCGGCTCGAGCCGGCGGAGCTCAGCATCGAGCCGGCGGAGCTCGAGCGCCTTGACGTGCTCGGCCGCTTCGTCGTGGCGGCGCAGCTGGTCCTCGAGCGCCTTCTTGACGAGCCGGTGCGCTGCCTGCTTGGCGATCCCGAGCTGCAGCCCGACCTCGTGATACGTCAGGCCGCGCGCGCGGAGCTCGAGTGCCCGCTCGCGCTTCTGCAGGGACGTGATCCGTCCGGGCAGTGCGGCCTGTGTGCTTTTACCCATGGGGAGGCCGGTGGTCCCTCGTAGGAGACGACTGGCCGAGGATGTCAGCTTTTAGTGTCTAGACATCTAGACTGTCAAGCGAATTCGTACAGCCGCGGACCGAGCGCACCCTGCACGTAGCGCAGCGCTCCCTTCCAGTGCACGTAGATCGCGGCCCGCGAGATCCCGAGCCGCTGTGCTTTGACCGACACCGGCGTGCCGGTCGCGTACCACACCTTGAGCAGCGCGTTCACGTCCCGGGGCGCCGCGATCACAATGGAATCAACCACCTCGATCCATTCGGGCTCCTGGCCGGAGCCGCCGCCGAGCACAGCGCCGTCGTGGAGCATCCGGATCGCCTCGAGCGGATGCAGCGGTTTTGGCTCGCCATGACGGTCGTAGCTGCCCCACCGGTCCAGCAGTCGATCGACGCGCTCGAGGTCGCCGGAAAGCCCTGATGCCCCCATCCGGATCTCAGTGCGGCGTGATCAGGCGCTTCGCGCCGATCTTCTCGAGCAGCGATGCGCGCTGGCCCTTGAGGTTCTGGACGATCGTGTTGAACACCGGCACCTCGACCTCGGGCCGGCCGTGGCAGATCGCGGACAGGATCGCGCCGACGGTCGCCTCGAGCAGCGCGACATCGCAGGCGAGGCCTCGCGTGTCGACGATCGGCGCCTGGCCGTGGACCTCGCGGTGCTTGTAGTAGCGCTGCAGCGTCTCGGCGAACTTGATCGATTCCTCGTTGTAGCGGTCGACGTGCGGCTTCGCGGGCTCCTCCGCCGGTGGCGCGCCGTTCATCGGATCCGGCTGGTCTTCCATCACTACCCTCCTCGTTTCGTGCAGACGTCTGCAACGCGCTGGTGGATCAGCCGCTGCGTGAGCGCGATCGCCTCGCCCTTCGTGACCATGTCCTGCTCGAAGCGCAGCACGGTCCAGCCGAGCAGCGCGGCCGCGGCGTACTTGCGGCAGTCCTCGCGAAAGCCCTCGGGGTTCGCGTGCCGGCCCATCGTGACGATCTGTCCGCCGATCCGCCGCACGACCAGGCCCTCGATCTCGACGGCGATCGCCAACTGCTTCCAAGCGAAGTCGAAGCGCCACTCGCGGCCGATGGACAGCGCGAAGCGGTGATTGCGCTCGAAGGTCGGCAGCTTGAAGCTCTTGCAGTGGAACGCGAACAGGTCCTCGAAGCGCTCGCGCTTGGCGCGCTTGTCCTGGATCGCCAGCATTCCCCCGAGGTCGTTCAAGATCGCCAGCTCGGCGTGACGGTGAAGTCGTCCGGCAGGCGATTCGGCCGATCGAGCATCGCGCCGGGACGCCAGCCTGGCTGGAACATCCACTCGCGCGGGATGCCGGTGCCGGACATCGTGACGTAGCCACCTGGTGCCGGCGGCCAGAGGAACGTCACGAAGGCCTGCATCGGCAGGCCCTCGCCGACGACGTTCGAGGCGCAGAGCGCGCCGCGGATCAGCTGGAAGAGCCGCCTAGTCTCGGCTTCCTCGAGCCGCTCCGGCTTCTTGCGGTGAACGCGGCGCATCAGTGCGCCGGATTGCCGGGAGGCGGCCGGTCGTCGGCCATCTCGAGCGGGAGCTCGTTCTGCTTGCCTGACTTCTTCGCGCGCTTGCCGTCGGTGATCTCGATCGAGATCTCGTGGTTCATGTACGCGCTCAGCTGCCCGATCTTCTCGGACGGCGGCGTTGACTGGACCTGCACCGACATCGCGGTCATGCCGCCCGGCTGCGGTGAGAGCGAGACGCGCGCGAGCTTCGAGTGCTCGAGCTCGATCAGCGTCGGGCCCATGCCGACGTGCAGGTGCACGAGCGCGTCCTCGAACTTGTCGACGAGCGTGAAGGCGTGGAACTGCGGGAACGCCGGCGATGAGAATCCGGCATCGTCCTTGACGAACAGCGCGCCGTGCGCCTTCGGGTCCTCGAGCAGCGCGTTGAGCTCCTCCGGCTCGAGCATGATCGCACCGACCGTGACGTCGCAGGCCGGCACGTCCTCGTCGCCGTGCTTCTCGGTCCGGACGTTGATCGACGACGAGATCTTGGCGCTTCGCCTAGTGATCGTGAGCATTAGGCCCTCCCCTGCTGTTGCTGGTTTCGTTCGTGCGTCTCGCAAATCGACTTGCAGATTCCCGCGGTCGAGCCGGCGCCGATCTCTTTGCTCGGCTGCTTCGGCGTCAGGAAAAACGCGATGTAATGCGCGGCGCCGTCGATCAGGTTCTTCGCGACGGTGTAGCGGCCGCACTTCGATCGGATGTGGTAGCGATCGCCCTCGAGCCAGATCACAGCGGCCACCAGGTCAGCGCCGCGCGGCCGGTCACCTCGCAGGTGCGCAGCTCGCCGCCGTTGCGGATGAAGCCGTCGTCGCGGAGCTCGGGCAGCCGGCGCGCCAGGACGTAGCGGTCGATCTCGAGCTTGAACGCGAGCTCGCGGGACGTGAGGCCGGGGTTGCTCTTCACCGCCGCGAGCGCGAATCCGCACTGCGCCGCTGCAGATCCGGTCGCCGAGACGTAGTCGGCGGCGATGTGTGAGCTGGCGGGGTCCTTGCGGCGGGCGCGTGGCCGGGTGCGGGCGACCTCGATCCAGTCGATCTGCGGCGCTGCGTCAACGGCGCTCATGGGGTCGTCGCCTTGGCGGCTGCAAGCGGTTTGACGATCTCGCCGAGGCGCTGCATCGCGGTAGCTCTGGCGGCTTGCGCCTTCTCGGGGTCCTCAGCCGGCCTATTGGCCGTCCCGTTCTCGCTCTTAAGATCCTTTACAGGTCCAGATACAGATCCAATCCCCCGACGAGGGCTCGATGCACCCTCGCGAGGGCTCGATGAAGCGTCGCGAGGCTTCGGCGAATCTGGCAGCTTGGATTGAGACGGGCGGTCGATCTTCTGGTGCACCGACCACTTGACGACCTGCAAATACGTTGCGCCGTCAACCACATAGCGATCGATACAGCGCTCGCGTTCGAGTTCTTCGAGCCAGCCGTCGATCAGATTGGCAGCGTCGTCGTCGTACGGGTAGAGAAGACTCGCGAGGACTCGCGAGGCCGCGCGAGCCTTCCCCGAGTCATCGCACAAGGTCCACAACTGGATAAACAGCAGTCGCGCATCGCGTGTTAAGCGCCCGACCGACTCGCTGTGCGGGAACTCCGGCTTGATGGTGCGAATGCGCGCCATGGCCTAAGCGGCCTCGGTTGGAGGCGGCGAAGGGACCAGGTGCGGCGGCCCGGGCGGTACGCGGGCACGCTCAAGGCGGTCGAGCTCGGAAGCGCAGGCGTAGGCGTCCTTCCACTTGCGCGCCGCGATGTGCCGGCGCATCTGGATCAGGGCCAGCAGCTGGTCGACTTCGACCCCTAACCTCATGATTTGGGGCCTTTCCGTCTCGCTCCGGCGTCTTCCGTCTCGAATCCAGGCAATTCCGTCTGGTTTCCGTTGGCGATTACGCGCCGGGCATAGACCCTGTAGGCGTGAGCCTTGCGATCAGCCCATTCCTGCAGCACCTGGCGCGCGACGGATTCCATCGTGCGGTCGAAGGCCATGGCCTCGGCCTCGAGCGCGGCGTGCACGGTTTCGCTGATCGCGACGCGGTCGAACTTGAGGTCGCGCAGCGGCACGCTCATGAGTTATGTCGAGCCCCCCGGCTCAAAAAGAAAGCTGCTAGGCCGCTGCTTCGCCCGTGCGTTCCGTTCCGCCGCTCGAGCGCCGCAGGAATGCCCAGTCGACATCCGGCCGGAGGTCCTCGCAGCGCACGGCCCCGCCGCTCTCACGCTCGATCGCGATGCACAGCTTTTCGGCGCAGCTGCGGTATCCGTAGCTGACGTTGCGAAGGTGACCGGCCGTGGAATCGCATGACTTCGCAAACGCTTCCCGCTGTTCGGCGGTCAGGTCCGCGAGGTAGGTCTTCAGGTCCATGACCGATTATCACCATACGGTGATGACGAAATCAACACCATTTGGGGATTTCACCAAATGGTGCTTACCGCGTCACACTCAACCCATGGATATCAAGGCTGTACGCATCGCGGCCCTTCAGGGGCACGTCGATCGCCTCGACGGCGGCAACGTGTCCGCGTTCGCCCGGCGCGTCGGGCGCCAGCAGTCGTTCGTGTCAGAAGTCCTCAAGGGGAAGCGCTCGTTTTCCGAAAAACTCGCCCGGGCGCTGGAGCTGAAGCTCGGGCTCGAGCGGAACGCTCTCGACTCGCCGGCCGGTGAGCCGGGCTCGCCCAAGCGGGCTTTGCGGGTCGCCGAAGGCGTCGCCGCGTGGGGCCTCGAGCTCTCGCGCGAAGCGGCCGAAGTCGGCTCAGAATGGATGAAGATCGAGGACGAATCGATCCGCAAGGCGATCCTCGTATTGATCGAGACGGTCGGCTCGCAGCAGGTTCTCAAGAAGCGCGCAGCGCGCGCGCCGGCCAAGAAACCACGGCACAAGGACGCACCGTATGCGACGACTTAGCCCCCTCCTCGCAGCCGCGATCGCCGGCTGCGCGACGACTTCGGCAGCCGATCGCCAGGTCGCGCAGGCTCGCCTCGACCTCACTGCGCCGATATGCAGCGCGCCGCGCGAATGCGAGGCAGCCTGGGCCGCCGCCAGGAATTGGGTCATCGGTCACTGCGGGATGAAGATCCAGACGATGACCGACGGCTTCATCGAGACGTACAACTCGACGGACATGAGCCTCGCCTGCCGCGTAAGCCGCGATCCGCGCCCGGCCGGCGGATATCTATTCAGGGTCGCCGTCTCGTGCGGCAACATCTTCGGCTGCCAGACCCCGCCGATGCGCGCCGCGCAGGATTTCAACGACTCCGTCAACGCCGCGACCCAGCCTTTCCGCGGCGCACAATAGCGCCGAAGCGAGTCATCACCGTTTGGTGTTGACGCCTATCACCAGTCGGTGATAGTCTGCGCTCCACGGTCCACCCGGACCGCTGGAGACGCAGATGCGATCGATCCTCGAATCCGAAGCCGCAAAGCGGAATCCAGCCGCCGTTGAGAGCTTCGAGACCGCTGTCGCGAATGCGCGCGCCGCGATCGACACTCCCGCCTACGAACCAGCGCTCGCCAAGGCCGTGAAGGCCTACGAGTGGCTCCTGGTCGTTGACGCGCTCGCGACGTGCCAGCGCGTCGAACGCGAGCTGGCGGTGCGGCTGTGAACACTACGCACACGCCCGGGCCCTGGAGCGTGTCCGCACGCGGCTACGAGGTCTGCCAGGCGGACAGCAAGGAGTTCGTCGCCGACTGCTTCGGCGCCTACTCGCAGAGCGCGCTCGACAAGGCTAACGCGCGCCTGATCGCGACCGCCCCCGAGCTGCTCGCCCTCGCCCGCCAGTACGCGAGCGAGTGTGGCGAATGTGCCGGCGCCGGAATCACGATCGACGACAAGCCATGCGGCGAATGCGCGGACATCCGCGCGATCATCGAGAAGGCGACGCAGCCATGACCGGCGGCCAGGCGTTCCTCGGCTTCGCCATCTTCTGCGGCGTGCTCGTGCTGAGCGGCGTCGTGGGTCTCATGGTCGGCAAGGTCCTGCGCTTCGGCTCCGATTGCGACGAGCTGCTGCCTCCGCCCTCGCGCGACTGTCGGCGTTCGCCGGTCGTCGGCGAGGCGCGCAGTGGCTACCAGCGCATCCCCGACGATGAAGAGCTGCCCGCGTTCCTGCGCCGGCAGGCGGACTGACGCCGTGAGCGTCGAGCGCTGCAAGCACTGCCAGCGGTACGTCGATACCGATTTCGTCGACGCGTACGAGGGCGGCGACGAACCGGTCTGCGAATCCTGCCGCGAACGGCTCTATTCAGGCTGCGGCGAATGCGGCGAGACCTACCTGATCGAGGAGCTCGAGGGCGAGGACAACCTCTGCGCAGGTTGCCGCGGCGCGTCTGACTCGATGCGCGAAGCGGGAGTCGAGGCGTGAGCCCGCTCTGGCAGATGGCCTGCGAGCTCGCGCGGCAGAAGCGGCACGACCTGCTGATCGCCGAACAGCAGCGCCTCGAGAACATCCGCGCGCAGCGCTGGCACCGCAAGTTCATGCGCGGCGAGATCCCGGTCGACGACGCCGGCGATCCGCCGCCTCGCGATCCCTACGTCGAGTACTGCAACGAGGTCGGCGTCTCGCCGCACGGTCCGCTATGAACGCACCCGCCTTCGACGTCGCGCTTCACATCACAGGCATCGGCTCCTCGAGCGCGGCCGCGTGCGCGGGCGTGAGCCCCTACCGCACGCCGCTCGAGGAGTACAACCGCTTCGTCACCGCTATCGAGAATTCCGGCAAGCCGCGGCCGGCCGCCGCGAACGACTCCGATATCGATCCGGAGAAAGCCTTCTTCGGCCACATGATGGAGCCGGTGATCGCGAAGGCCTTCGAGCGCGAGACCGGCCTCAAGGTCCGGCGCAACGCGCGCACGTTCCGCTCGAAGGCGCATCCGCACCTGATCGCGACGCCGGATTCCTTCATCCTCGGCGAGCGCGCGATCCTCGAGTTCAAGACCGCCGGCCTGCGCACGATCCGGATGTGGGGCGAGGAAGGGACCGACGAGGTCCCGATGCACTACCTGATCCAGGTGGCGCACCAGATGTTCGTGATCGGCTACGAGAAGGCGCAGCTCGCGGTGCTGCTCGGCGCGAACGACCTCCGCATCTACCGGATCGATCGCGACCCGGAGCTCGAGCAGCTGCTCACCGAGCGGCTCGCAGACTTCTGGCGCCGGGTGCAGCAGCGCGACCCGCCGCCGCCGACATCGCTCGACGATTGCGACCTGCGCTGGCCGCAGGACAACGGCAAGCAGATCGTCGCGACGCCGGCGATCGCGAAGGCCATCGAGCAGCTGCGCGAGACGAACGCACAGATCAAGCCGCTCGAGCAGACCGCCGGCGAGCTCGAGCTGCAGGTTAAGACGTTCATGGGTGAGTACGCCGAGGTCCTCGTCAACCACGACGGCAAGCCCTTGTCGACCTGGAAGACGCAGACCGCGAACCGCCTCGATTCCACGCGGCTCAAGGCCGAGCAGCCGGAGCTGTACGCCGCCTATCTCAAGGCATCCACGAGCCGCGTGTTTCGGCTCAAGAAGGGGTAATCCGACATGGCAGCCGAAGAACGCGAAGTGACGATGGCGCCCGACACGGCGCTCGTGAGTTCGATCAGCAAAGCCGAGCTCGACCAGGCGATCACGACTGCGCGCCAGTACCCGCGCAGCCTCAAGCGCTTCCTGAGCGAATGCCTCGACATGGCGACGCTGAACGAGCGCATCGCGCAGGAGTGCATCTACGCGCTGCCCCGCGACGGCCGGATTATCGAGGGCCCGAGCGCGCGGCTTGCGGAGATCGTGGCATCCGCGTGGGGCAACTGCCGCGCCGGCGCGCGCGTGGTCGAGGAAAGTCGCGAGTTCGTGACCGCGCAGGGCGTCTTCATGGACCTCGAGCGCAACGTCTCGATCACCTTCGAGGTCCGGAGGCGCATCACCGGGCGCGACGGCCGGCGCTTCAAGGCCGACATGATCGGCGTCACCGGCAATGCCGCCTGCTCGATCGCGCTCCGGAACGCCGTTTTCAAGGGCATCCCGAAGGCCTTCTGGTCCGACATCTACGACGCGGCGCGCAAGGTCGTCGCCGGCGACTCGAAGACGATCGCGAACCGGAGGGCCGAGGCGCTCTCGTACCTGCAGAAGCTCGGCGCGACCGAGCCGATGGTGCTCGCGAAGCTTGGCGTCGCCGGCGTCGAGGACATCGGCCTCGACGAGCTCGTGCTGCTGCGAGGCCTCGCGACCGCGATCAAGGAAGGCGACACGACCGTCGAGGAGGCCTTCGCTCCGGAGCCGCCGGCGGGAAGCCAGCCGGCCTCGCAGACGGCGCGCGCGAAGGATGCGCTCCGGGCCGCGGATCCGAAGCCGGCCGAGGCCGCGCCGGCACCGCCTCCGCCCGCCGAGAAGATCCCGATGTTCTCGGTCGAGACCGCGATCACGGCGCTCAAGAGCGCGCCGACGCAGCCGCTGCTCCGCAAGGCCTGGCAGGACATCGTGCTCGACTTCCACGAGACGAAGCGCGAGCTGCCGCTCGATGTCGAGGCCGTCTACCACGACCTCAAGGAGACGCTGCCGGAGGCCGAGCCGCCGAAGGAGCAGCTGCAGATGACGCCGCCGCCCGCGGCCGCTGAGAAGCACCAGCAGACTCGGGCCGGCCGGAAGGCGTGAAGAGCGCGGCGCTGCAGTCGGCGATCCTCGAGCTCCTCGAAGAGGAATCCGGGACGCCGACGCAGATCCGCCAGCGGCTAGAGACCGCCGGCGCGCCGCTCAAGTTCGCGACGATCGAAACCACGCTCCAGGCGCTGCAACGGCTCGGCCGGGTGATCCGCTGCGCCGACGGCGTGTACGCCAGAGCCGAGAACCCGGCGCCGCCAGCGGCAACGCCGGCCGCTGAACCGACGGAGACAACGATGGCGACGAAGACCTGCCCGACCTGCAAGAAGACGAAGCCCGAGTCGGAGTTCGTCAAGAACGGCAAGTGCAAGCTGTGCAACCGCGCCTACATGGCGCAGTACCGCGATCCGAAGAAGATCCGGCGGGCGAACGGTGAGAAACCGTCGCCGGCGAAAGCGCCGCGCGTGGCGCGGCCGCACCGCGGCAGCATGGTCGTCGACCACCGGATCTCTATCAACATCGTCGACGTCGACGACAAGCACTACGCCTTCACGATCAGCGCACGGCAGGCGCTCGAGCTCCGCCAGGCGCTGGCCGGCATCACGCTAGGGGAAGTCGCATGATCGAATCGATTCAGAACATCCCGCTCAACCGCCTGCTGCTTAGCGAGACCGGCGCGCAGTCCGAGCGGCGCAAGCGCTTCGACAAGGCCGCGCTCGGCGAGCTGACCGAAAGCCTCAAGGAGTTCGGCCTGCTGCAGCCGATCGTCGTCCGCCCTAGGCCCGAGAACGGCATCGGCGGCCCTACGAACTTCGACATCGTCGCCGGCGAGCGGCGGTTCCTCGCAGCGCAGGCCGCGGGCCTCACCGAGATCTCGGCGAGCGTGCGCGAGCTCACCGACGAGCAGGTCCTCGAAATCCAGCTGATCGAGAACCTGCAGCGCGAAGGCCTGCACGAGCTCGTCGAGGCCGAGGGCTACGAGACGCTGATGCGCTCGCACGGCTACACCGTCGACGACCTGGTCGCGAAGGTCGGCAAGTCGAAAGGCTACGTCTACGGACGCTTGAAGCTGCTCGCGCTCTCGAAGCCGTCGCGCAAGGCCTTCTTCGACGGCGAGCTCTCGGCGTCGATCGCGCTGCTCGTCGCCCGCATCCCGAACGACCAGCTGCAGGCCGAGGCGCTCGAGATCATCCTCGGCGGCCAGGGCGAGCACCCGATGAGCTATCGCGCCGCGGCGGAGTTCGTGCACGACAACTTCATGCTCAAGCTCGGCGGCGCGCCGTTCCCGATCGCCGACGCGACGCTGCTGCCGGCGGCCGGGCCCTGCGGCACCTGCCCGAAGCGCACGGGCAACGCGCCCGACCTGTTCGGCGACGTCAAGGGTGCAGACGTCTGCACGGACCCGGTGTGCTTCAAGGCAAAGAAGCTGGCGCACTTCGAGCGCCGCGTCGCCAAGGCACGCGCCGACGGCCAGAACATCATCGAGGGCAAGGCGGCGCAGGCGGTCGCGCGCTACGGCACGCACAACCTCGAGGGCGGCTACGTGGCGCTCACCGAGAAGTGCTACGACGACGCGAAGCAGCGCACCTACCGGCAGATCCTCGGCAGCACCGCGAAGCCGGAGCTGCTGCTCTTCAAGGGCAAGAAGTGGCAGGACGGCGACGAGGTCGACACGGTCGAGCTGATCGAAGTCGTCAAGCGTTCGGCGCTCGACGGGCTTATCTCAAAGCGGCGCGAGACCGCCGGCGGAAGCTCAAACAACTACCGCAGCCAGCAACGCGCGCAGGAGAAGAAGGCCCGACGCGAAATGGCGCTTCGCACCGAGCTCGTGCGCCGGATCCGCGCGAAGCGTGGCTCGAAGGAGCTCAGCCTCGCCGAGCTCAAGCAGGTCGCGCTGGCCTTCTGGCATCGCCTCGACCACGACGCGAAGACGCACCTGTTCAAGCTGTGGGGCCGCGAGCCGACGGTCAAGAAGTCGGGGTACTTCACGAGCCGCAACTTCTCGATCGACACCGAGGTCGCGAAGGCGAGCGCCGGCGAGCTCGCCGCGCTGCTGATCGACGTAACGCTCGGGCCCGACATCCGCGCGTCGACCTACTCGCTCGACAAGCCGGCGCGGATCTATGAGGCCTGCAAGCGCTACGGCATCAAGCCGGAGAAGGTGCGGGCCGAGCTCCTGGCCGCGGAGAAGGCGAAGGCCAAGAAGCCGGCGAAGAAGAAGTGAAGTCGCCGGTCGAAGCCTTCCCGCTCGCGTGGCCGCCCGGCTGGCGGCGCACGCAATCGCGCAAGGGCGCGCAGTTCTCGACCTACGGCCGCGAGCTCGCGGTAATCGATGGGCTCAAGCGCGTCATCTCGGAGCTCGAGCGGCTCGGCGTCACGTCGCGCGATGATATCGTCGTATCGACGAACCTGCGCACGCGCTTGGACGGCCTGCCGCGTTCCGACCAGGCGGAGCCGACCGACCCGGGCGCCGCGGTCTACTGGCAGCGCGGCAAGAAGACCGAGTGCATCGCGATCGACCGTTACAAGCGCGTCGCCGACAACCTCGCCGCGATCGCCGCGACCCTCGAGGCCATGCGCGCGATCGAGCGGCACGGCGGCGCCGAGATCCTCGACCGCGCCTTCACCGGCTTCGCCGCGCTGCCGGCGCCCGAGCAGCCGTTCCAGGTGCTCGGCATCGGCGCGAACGCCACGCGCGCCGAGATCGACGCGGCCTGGCGGAAGCTCGCGGCCGAGAACCATCCGGACCGGCCGGGCGGCGATGCCGACAAGATGGCGCGCATCAACGCCGCGCGAGATGCGCTGCTGGAACAGCGACCGTGAAGTCTCGCGTGATTTACCGCCCTTCGGCATTCTCCCTACTACGGCGCAATTCAGCGCCGACCGGGAGAAGCCATGCGCCGCGAAGACATCATGGTCGACAGAAATCTGCGGGGAGTTGCTCTTGAGAAGGCCGGAGACATCGAGGCTGCAATTGCGCTCTACGAAGCCAATGTTAGAGATCGCTTCGACGGTTCGCACCCATACGACCGATTGCGTGTGCTCTATCGCAAGCTCGGTCGAATCGCAGATCTCATGCGCGTCGCGCGAGCCTATTGCGCGCTTGCCGGCGGCGATCCGACTCTCAAGCTCAAATTCCAAAGACTGATCGAGCACACCACAACCGACACCGGATGAACTGACCGAAGGGAGATTCAATGTACCGCCTCACCAAGATCGCTGCCGACGGCACCGACCTTCCGGCCGATGCGACTGGCCACCTCGCCGTGCGCCTCGACCACCAGCTGCTCGCGCAGCCGATCATCTGGACCGCGCACCGCTCGCCAAAGCGCCTCACCTGGAAGCAGGCGAAGGCCTGGGCCGAGAAGCTCGACATCAACGGCTGGAGCTGGCGCCTCCCGACGGTCGAGGAGGCCTTACTGCTGCCGGACCGCTCGCGCACCGAGTATCCGCTCGTCGACCCGGCGTCCTTTCCCGACTGCGACGGCGAGTGGATCTGGACCGGCACGGAGGATCGCGTTCCCCCCGCGGGCTGCGCGTGGGGCGTC